GAGTGGCCGCCGTTAATAGTTACCGTGGTGGTATAAACGAGCGGGCTACCGGCAGCGGTTGTAGTCGCTGTTGGGTACGGAGCATTCCACTTAACGATCACTTCGCTGTAGTTGCCGCTAGAGTTGATAGTTTCAGGAACGAGATCAACTACGCGGAATGGCAACGACTGATCAGTATTCGAGCCGGAGTCATACGCACCGATATTCGAGTTACCCGAAATGGTGGTATTTGTCGAAGGCTGCGAAATAGCAAGGTTATCGCCCAGAATCGAGCCCGAGATCGGGGTGATTGTGGTCGAGGTTGCACCGCCAGTAACAGCGACTTTAAACAGTTGATCAGGATCATCCGCGACATAAGCGAGGATGTCAGAAGCAACCGTGTTAGCTGGGTAGTAGTTAGAAAACAACTTCTGACCCGTAGTTGGGCTGGTGAAGCTGCAGCCAAGGAACACGCCTACAACACCCGTCGCAGTGACGGTAGTTGTGCCTGCTTCTTTGACAATAGTAGCGCCAGAAATACGAACGATATCGCCGTTGTAAATAGCGGTACCGTAGTTGCTTGCAATCGGGAGTTCACGAGTCTGGCCCGCGAACACCTGACCACCGATCAAATTGATCGGCTTTAGCCCGTAAGGGGCCGATACAGTCGGAAAAGCCATGTTTAGCTCCAAGAAAAATTTAATTGCCCTTACCAAAGGACGTAGTAGATTTACGTTCCTTAAATAGAGGCATACGAGGGTCACTTTGCTTCATAAGACTATTATCTACAGACTGAATCTGATCTTCAGCTTGTTTCTGGTAATAAGAATTACGCTGTTCAACAAACTCTTCAGGGGTCTTGCAGAGTAACAATCCGCCAATCTCGACGTTGTCCTTAAAGCGACTGTCGGGATCAACTAGCAGTTGGAATTTTGGCTGCTCCTCGATTTTTACTGGCTCCCAGCCCTCACGAATCTTTGCAGACATGTTACGGGCATCGGTCTTTCCAAGTATTGAGGTGCGAATCCATCTGTATCGAAAACCGGGCTGCTTGTCTGGTTCAGGCAAAAGCTCAGGTGGTGTCCACTGCTTGGGACGTTCCTGCATGGCACGGGTTTCCAATTCACGTTCTAGTCTGTTGGTGCCCATTATTGGCCTCCATTAAGTAAAAGTTTCTCACGGGCGTATTGCTCAGGACTTAAACCAAGCCTTTTAGCTAAATTTAACTCTGACTGCTTTAGTACTATCTTTTTGGAGGATGTACTGCGAGACGCAGGAGCTACGACCGTCGCAGGTTTTTCGGTGCGCGTAACGGGCTTTTCGGCCTGTTGCGGAGAAGCTTGAAAATAGTCCGGGAAGCGTTGGCGCATAGTCCCGTCAATTCTCTGCCAGTATTCGTCGGTGGACGGATAACTAGCGCCATACTGTTTGACCAATTTTTGGTGTAGTCCAAGTGCTAGACTGGTCATTTCCTCGTCCTGACCGAACCAAGTATTGCGCTCTTGCCACGCAATTGCCCTTGGGTCAGGGCGAGCCACTGGGACTTCTGGGTTGCTTTGTACATCTTTTTCTTCAAATTGTAAAGAAGGCACATAGTCTTTTGCCTTTTGCAACTTATAGCTGGCCTCAGCCATCTTCCGTTGCGCTTCTAGCAACTTTTCACTATCGCCGTCCTCATAGGCAGCTTTATAGGCCCTTTCAGCTACATCTAACTCTAGCTTGGCAGCGGACTCATAGGTCTGGAGGTAGGTTTTCTCACCCTCAGAAAGCTTCTCTTTAAGGGCGCGGTTCTCCTCAAGCATCTTTTTTGCTAACTCTTCCGCAGCCTGCCGCTCCCGCATGGCTTGGTCTTTTTCCCGTCGCTCGTCATGCCAGACCTTTTTCATCTGCTTGAGGCGGGTTTTTACGTTCTCGGAGTAGTCGTCTAACTCGTCACTGTCTAGTTGCTCGACAATTTCCTTCGGCATAGGCTCCCGACCACGATCCTCCGGTGGGGTGTCATCCTCTATTTCGAACGAAAAGTCATCCTCTTTGGGTTCTACCGAAGTAGCTTTTACTTCTTTCTCATCAGGAAATTCAAACTCAACCTTTTCCATAGCTCCTCCTTATGCGCGGCTAATGCCACGTGGGTCTTGCACGACAGCCTCAACGGTATCGTCGTTAATCAAACGGAACTCTCGTCCGTGAATCTTCAGCCTAGTCCCGCTGTTTGGGCGAGCCAAGATAAAGTCTCCTTCCTTGCACCAAGGCCCATTTGGGAATCTCTTTTCGTCTTTGTAGCAATCGGGCCCCATCTTCACCACAAAAAATACCGTTGCAAGAACTTCTTCAAAATGGCGAGTTTGATCCGCTTTGAGGATACCGCTCTCAAACTTCTCCTCAACTTCCGGAAGGGCCACGAGGATGTGGTACCCAGAAGGTTCAGGCAACTGCTTAGCCTTCTCTTCAAGTGTTTCCGGTAATGTCGATACTTCACCGCTTTCTGTAGCGATAGTTATTTCACTCATCGTCTGATTGCTCCATACGTTTTGCAAGGTCAAGAATAAAACCCTCTGCCAGCGATAGACCTCGAATCTCACCGCAAAGTTTTTGATACTCGGAATAGTCCTTAGCCGCGTTGTTGGACACGGCCTCAACTATCTGATCACGCTTTTCTCGTACCTGTTTGAGCAGCACTTCAAGCGTTGCGTCCATTGGTTACTCCTTCTTGCGAGTTTGTGTCGTGCGCACCATTTGATCGCGCGACTTGGCAATATCGATGCCCATACGCACACCGGCTTCCTCCTGTCGAGCGGCAAGTTCTGCTTTGTCTTTGGCGGTTTTAGCACCGACCTGCATACCCGCAATTTCCTTCTGCGCAGCAATTCGCTCTTCTTCGATACGGATTTTGTCGGCCTGTGCCGCCGCGTCGACCTGAAGTTTTTGCTTTTTGATCTCAACTTCTTGTGCTTTGATCTGAAGCTCCTGTTGTTGCATCTGAAGAACTGGATCTTGTGCGGCCTGTTGAGCCTGCTGTTGTGCGGCTTCGGCTTGATCCTTCTGTAGCAATTTGCCCGCAGCCATCGCCATCATGCGGCTAAGCGGTACTTCCATTTCTTCCGGAATCGTATCGCCATCTTCATAATTAGGAATATTCAGCGGAACACCCAACTGCTCTTCGATCTGTCTGCGGTACTCAAACGCAACGTGCTCCGCGATATGCGCTTGCATCGCGCCCATAATTACGGCTGCTTGTGGGTTTTGCCCAACAATTTGTGCAATCTTTGGGTCTTGCATAGCAGACATATGCACCTGTAAATGCGCCTGATGATCCTGATATATGAATGCCTTAACCGGCTTCATGTTCAGAACCGCCATGTTTTCCGACACTGGGTCTTTCGGTTTCTGATCTTCCGCAGCGGGTACAAGCTTGTGGATGTTTTTAATACCCAGCACTTCCAACATCTGCTTGTTCAGCTCAACCATGTCGTAGATTTGTGGATTCTGCTGCGCCATCTGCATGACTGCTTGATACTGCACCACTTTCTGCGACATCGTTGCAGCGTTCGGGTCACTGACCGGGATCACATCGACATTCTCGTAGTCTTGCTGACGTGCGCGACGTGGGCCTTCTTCTGGCTCGTAGCTGTACTCGGTCGGAGCATAAGCCGCGATGATATTCTTCAGAAGTTTGAACTCCTGCTTCATCGCAAAGTGAATGCGGGCCTGCACCGCACTCATCACTTTTAGCTGGCGCTCCAGCAGTGCTAGTGTCGTACCAACAGGGGCTTGCGCCGACATATCAGACACTTTGAGGTCAGCAGCAGACGCGAAGCGACGCCCTTCGTCCACAATTTGATCCATCAAAAGCTTGAGGACCTGACTTGGCTCTTTATATGGCAGAGGCAAAATATTGTCGCGTATGGTGCCAGACGCCACATCCACATCACGGAACTCGCCCGGAGCGATAGGAGTGTCATCTCCTTTAGTACGCATGCCTTTGGACTTCAGACCGCCCGGTAGGTTTGCCAGTGTGCCTGCATCAACTAGCTGACGCAGGATCGAAGTGCCGCTCTTAGCGTACGCACCGATTAAGTGGATCAAACCAAAATGATAGAAGCCAAAACCGGGGATGTAGCCGTAGTGAACGAAGTGAGTGCGCTTCTGTTCAGTATCATCATCTGGCTCGTAGTTGCGGCGAATAGCTAATACCTTGCCGGTACCCTTCTCGACTGTGACGATGTATGGCAGCGCGATACCATCTGGGTCTTCGTAGCCTTTGAGATTCAGATTAACCTGCATCTCAAGCAGCTTGTAGCGGTCGTCCGTCGTTGCACGGAAGCCCATCTTCTCAGCAATCTTCTTCTCTACGTCATCTAGCGTATTGACTGGATCACCTAGATCGATGTCACGATAGAACCCGCCAACCTGTAGTCGCTTTAGCTCATTCTCGGTCTTACGCATCACATGTGTTACACGAGGCGCGTTTTGTAAGTTTTCTGAGCCATAAGGCACCACCACATCTTCAGCCGGGACGAAAATAGAGACCTGACGCTCCAGCGATGGGTCGTAGTACACCTTCTTAAACGCATTACCTGACAGCCCCAAGCCCCACAGCATGCGCTCATGCTCACTGCGGTATTCAGTCATCACTTCCGTGAGCTGATAGTTCATATCATTTTGAACCCTCTCGGCAGCTTCCTTCTTCCCTGTGGTCTCCTTTCCAATGATCTGCGTCTTAACCGGGCCACTCGCCGGGAAAGTCGCCATAATCGTCTCGGATTGGAACTTAACCAGAGCTTCTGATAAAAGGGGATGGTAAACACCACAAGCTCCTTCCCAAGGTTCACTGCGCTCTTCGAGCTTCATACCCAGCAGCTCAAGGCCATCCACATAGGTCTGCATCCAGTCTTTGCGACTAGCTACGTCATCCTCGTAGTCAGAGATGATCTCGCTTGCCAATGACTCCAGCTCGTCCTCGTCGATGTACTCGGCAAGGTTGGCGTTGAAGTCATCTGATGACTCCTTATCCGGCTCAAGCTCAATCTCTAAATCACCCATGCCGATAGTCACTGACTCTGGGTCTTCGATCTCAATCTCAAACGCTGGTTCATCCATTAAGGTTGCGTCCATATCGCCAAGCCCTAGCGGTGCGCGGTTCAATGCTTTGTCAATAGCCATGATTAATCCTCATAAAATCCGTAAGCCCAGCACACAGCCGAGATGCGAACACCTTTAGTTACAGGGGCAACCCGGTGCATTGCGGTTGAATCAAACACGATGATGTCGCCTTTGTTTTTTAGTGCGTTG